CGTTAGTCAGCAAACAATTTCAAAGCTGTGTTCTGGGGTGACTAAAACACCGTCACGCGATACCGCTTTAAGACTTGCTGAATATTTTGAGGTATCAACTGATGAAATTTATCAGCAATAAGGGGAACATTATTATGTACAAAGACAATCCCAATCGAGTAGACCCGCCAGAGGATGATTCAAATCCATATGGCTTGGAAGATGAAGGCGTAAGTCACGAGCAAATCTGCGACACCCTCGCTGACCCATTAATTTTATGGGAAGGCATGAGCGTTGATGGAGTGACTGAACCTTACCCTGCCGCAACCACATTTTTTTATATGCGCCAAAACGCGATGAGACTAGCTGATGTTGAAGAGGCTTTGCTTTACGCGTTCGCATCTAAGAATTTCGAGTCCATCGGTCACATTGTATTTGATCAACTGGAAGGCTATGCCAAGCGCGTAATCGACCATAGGAGTTAGTCATGGATATTTTAAAAATGTTTGATCAGTTTATGGAAGAAGAGCAAAAGGATGTGACAAATATAACGGCTTTTTTCTTAGGCGAAACCGACTCGCTAAACGGCAACCAGTTCAAGCGAGGGATGCACAGGGATTATGAGCGAGGTTATTCGGCTCGATATGTCCTTGAGCAAATGTTAAGCGAGAGGACATCACAATGAAAACATCTGAATCTATTAAAGAAATATCAGCAGCATTTTGTTTAGCGCAAGCCGAAATGGGTGGCGTGATAAACAACAAACAAAATCCAGCTTTTAAAAATAACGGAAAATTATCAACTTATGCAGATTTGATGGCTGTAGTTGAGGCTGTAAAACAACCGTTTTGCAATCACGATCTAGCATTTATGCAATTCCCGATTAGTAACTCAGAGGGAATGGGTGTTATCACTAGAATTATGCATAAATCTGGCGAATGGATTGAATCAGAATTTACTATGCCTTTAGTTAAGGTAAGCGCGCATGGAGCAGGGTCAAACTTTACCTACGCTAGAAGATATGCGTTGTCAGCAGCTTGCGGATTGCCAACACAAGATGATGATGGGAATACTGCATCGTTAGCAGTGGAGCCATCTGTGTATATTGATGATATGCAGCTTAAAACATTAACTGATTTGCTTGAAGAAACAAATACAGACGTTAAAGCGTTTTGTAAGCACTTTGAGGTTGCCTCTGCTAATAAATTGTTAGCCAGCCAGTTTGATCGAGCAATTGCCGCTTTGAACGAAAAGAAATTAAAAGCCGCATGATTATCTCACCGCACGAACAAGGCACTGAAGAATGGCTTGCCGCCCGTCTGGGTAAGCCATCAGCCTCAATGTTCTCAAAACTTATCACAATGACGGGAAAGCCCTCTTCAAGTGCTGGTGGGTACATTAATCAGCTTCTTGGAGAAAGGCTTACAGGTAAATCTGAGCCGCACTATCAGAATGAACACATGATAAGAGGCAACGAACTTGAGCCAGAAGCAAGGGCCGATTACGAATTCATCAGCGGTAACACAGTCGATCAGTTTGGTTTTATTCTTGATGATAGCGAAAGTTATGGCTGTAGTCCCGATGGATTAATCGGTGACTCTAGTGAGGGTGGCTTAGAGATTAAGTGTCCTGCTCAAACTACGCAAGCTGGCTATTGGCGCGACAAGCAATCTGGCGTAAAGAAATACTATCAACAAATCCAAGGTTGTATGTGGGTAACAGGCAGAGAGTGGTGGGACTTTTTTTCTTACCATCCTGATATGCCTCACGTTCTTGTTCGTGTAAAGCGCGATAAAGATTATATCGAAAAACTATCGGAGCAAGTTTTGCTTGCTGTATCAACTATTGAAAAAGAAATGGAGAAACGACAATGAGTGTTAATAATTTAATTTTTACAGGTAACTGCGGTCAAGACATGGAAGTTCGTCACACTACAAAAGGAACGCCAATTGGCTCGGTTAGCGTTGCATTAACCCAAGGCTGGGGAGACAACAAAAAAACTGTTTGGGTCAAATGTTCTATTTGGGGTGATCGTGCTGAAGGTTTAGCGCCATATCTTAAAAAAGGAACGCCCGTAACAATCCAGGGTGAACTTGAGGTAGATACCTATCAATCAAATGACGGAACTGAAAAGACCAGTATTGGGTGCAAAGTAGGCTCTGTAGCTTTTGGTCAAGCTAAATCACATGACGTTGCACCTCAATCTAGCGGCAAATCTTCTCAACCTGTAAAACAAGAAAGTTTTGACGATGATATACCGTTTTAAGGAAACCCCTTGCGGTTTGGCCCAGCCGCTACCAAGTGGGCCACTTAAAGGAGAAAGTAATGGAATATTTCATGGCGCTTTTTTTAATTGCATTTTTAGTAGCAACCATTGTTGATTGTTATGACACTTTGAGAGGTAAAAAATGAAAAGCCAAAACGCTAAAATCTTGAATTACCTGAAAACCAAAAAGCCACTGACCACGAAAGACGCGCAAGAGATGTTTTCTTGTTACCGTCTAGCAAGTCGGGTTTATGATCTACGGTCTCAAGGCCATCCGATTGTTTCTCAAACTAAGAAAGTGGGCAACGCTGTCATTGCAGAGTACCGCTATGCTAGTTAAATTTTGGTTATCCTCAACTGAGGTTGAAGAACTGACAAGAGCAAAGAGCCGATCTAAGCAAATGAAAGTCTTGGATTTTATGGGCTATAGTTATAGGATTAGGCCAGACGGCTCTTTTGTTGTTCCAGTTGAGCAGTTCCAAGAGCCAAAACAAAAATCATACACTATGGACTTTGCGTCACTTGGCTAATGAAAGGCTAAAAACAAATAAAAAATATCCTGAAAATTGGCGGTTAAGAAAGCGCGGAAAAAAGGGAGAGTTTGCGATTTGGTACAGGGTAGCTAAATCGGCACGACACCTCTGGGGCAATAAAACAGAGGTCAAGTTAGGTTCTGGCAAGACCCCGCAAATTGCAGAGAAAAAAGCCTTTGAATTTTGGGCATTAAAAATAACTGGTTCGGAAAAGCCTTATACTTTAGGCGCACTATTTACACGCTATCAAACGCAAGTTATCCCTAAGAAAGCAAAGCAAACACAAAAAAGTAATTTACAATCCATGAACCGACTCAGGTCTGTATTTGACCCCAATCAGCCAGTTGTTGATTTCAAGTCGCACCAAGTATTTCAATATCGTGATTATGTACATCACAACCTTAGTGCCAAACGCGCAAATCTTGATCTTGAAGTCCTGTCGCATATGTTTTCTAAAGCAATAGAATGGGGGTGCGAAATAAGGCATCCATCCAAATCCATTGTCGGAAAGATTCCTATTGATGATCGTGATCGATATGTAACTGATGACGAGTTGGATTGTTTGCTTGAGGTCTGTAATGCGCTTTTGAAGGTTTATATACCTTTAAAGATGGCAACAGGTAAAGACAAGTCAATGCTGCTTAGAATTAAATTAAGCGACATCACAAAGGACGGCCTGCATTTTTCAAAAAGGGAAAAGACGAAAGGTAAAAAGGGAGGGAAGGCATCATTCTTGCCTTTTGAGTTTGAAGGTCAATCAACCGGGTTAAAAGAAATTATTGATGACATTATGATCTGGAGAACCAGGTGGCTAAAAGTGCAATGCTTTTATCTGTTTGCATCCTCAACTGGTCAGCCGCTAGTTAATGAAGATGGCGAGACAAGTAACTTCGACAGCCAGTGGCAAAGAGCCATGACAAAGGCCATCAATAAGACTGATTTGGCAGAGAAGTTTCAAGAAAGAGACCTAAGAGCAAAGACTGCCTCAGATGTAGAATCAGCAGAACACGCGGCCAAACTTTTACAGCATCACAGCACAGCAACCACCAACCGCGTTTATCGCAGAAAGCCTGAGATTGTCATTCCATTTCAGCGTTAAAATTTGCCCCACAGAAAAACTAATGCCGCGCTATATATAGCCTTGAAAGCCATTCATATATGTATTGCTTGGGGCAATTATTTCAGTAAGTAATTGATTTATATAAGGTTAATCGACTATTTGCAGGTGGCTTCGAACCACTTGGTCGGGGGTTCGAATCCCTCCGGGTGCGCCATTCTCACTGAGCTGTAGCGATTTAGCAAAACCAAGATTGCCCCATGAAATCAAGTTTGCCCCACGTTTAAGGGTTATTGCTTTAAAACCTTGGCTATTTTCTCGCCACTTCTACCTACCACATAACCGCCTAAACCTATTTGAAGTAATGACCAAGCCTCATCTCGTAAGGGGGTGGCAAACAACCCAAAGGTATCGCCAACCACTAACGCAAGAAACGTCAGCATGGTGATCGGCCTCCAACTAGCCGCAAGCCAGTTTCCGCTGTTAGCCTCTGCGGTAACGATAGCGTGTTGCCCCTTAATCATTTCTTTTTCGTAATCAAACACCCTTTGCATGGCCGCTGCTTGAACGTCAAGAAGATGGCCTTTTGCCTGCAACCTTTCATCATCTGATGTATGGAGTTCATCAATTAAAGTTGCTGCGGGTCTAAAAATCCCGGCAATAAGATCGGCGATTCCCATTAGGCTGAATCTTCTTCAAGTGATGCAATCAGAGCATTTGTGAATTGATCTTTAGCAACAGACACCTGGTCAAGTTGAAATTGAAAGTTTTGCGCTTTAGCTTGAAGGTCTTGAATTTGAGCAATCAAATACTTTTGCTTGTCATCCAACTGATCATCAGTAAAGTCAGTGCCGTTTATGTTGATTACTTTATTTTCTTCAGTCATGTTTTTATCCCTTTACTTTTTATTCAACGGAACAGTAGTCACCGCCCTAAGCACAACAATACACCCTGCGATCACAGAACCTATGACCGCTTGACCTG